TTCTTCAGATAATTTCTTAAAATCCTTGATTCTACAAGGTTTTGCGCCATCTAAAGCAGTCCAAACGGCATCCATTATGTCATCATTCTTACCTTTTGGATAAGACAAAAACTCTTGCTGAGCTTTAATGTCTTCTGGTCTAAAGTAAAAAGTCCCTTTTGCAAACAATGGAACTAGTGATAATAACCTTTCTGATTTACTATTTCTAGGTTTCACACCAGATTCAAGACCTGGTATGTATAAGTTGTTTTCTCTCATCAATTCTCTAACAGCAGTTCTTAAAGCCTCTTGATAACCGACAGTTTCTACCTTTACTCTTCTAGGTCTAAACTTTTTATAAGTATCAATTATAATATTTGGCTGTTCTGCTGGAGATATTCTATTTCTATACACATCTACTATATACTTATTATTTTCTGAATCAATCCCAATAGTAGTGATAACAAAATAGTCAGCCCTAGCAGACAAAGAGCTTGCAGGGTCAACCCCAGTATACAGCTCCACAGGTTTGATTTCTTCATTTTCTAACCCCTCATTTTTAATTAAACAATTCTGCCCGTCTATTCTCTTATAATCATAATGATGTATTTTAATCCAATCTGGTTGAAATGGTGCATCATCAGGAGATTGGGCTATATTCATGTATTCTTGATAGAATCCATTAATATTTCCTACGGATGAAAATTCATCCTTTATGGCCAATATCCTGTCTCGGGGGAATCTCTCGGGCCATATACTCTTTTCGTCATCATCCCAGATAGAAAACCATAATACATTCCATGCTGAGGACTCTTTAGCCCAACATAAGAAGCAATCCTCCGATATAACAGTACCAATCATCGCTATTCTTCCTTCATCAGACAAACTAGGAATAACAGCCTCAGTCATCCATTTCCTGTTTTTAGCCCTAGCCTCTGGTGTATAGGCATTTAACTCTGATTCAAAGTCATCTACTATAATTAAGTTAGGTCTTGTATCTCCTTCAATAAAACCCCTAACTCTCTGTCCTGTACCAACAGCTATCATACGAGTACCATTAGCAAGTACTATATCTGTATGAGTCCATCTTTTAGCTGTATTGGGTCCTAAATCTCCAAATATTTGTCTAAATTTCTCACTATGCGTTAAGTGATACTTTATTCTAGATAAGAAGTTAATAGACTGAGCTTGTGACTCAGATACTATAACTATAAATAACTCGTCTGTTGTTGATTTAAAAGCCGCTTTCCATAAAGGAAATATAAGAGTAGTAACTGTAGATTTAGCTGTACCCCTAGGAGCTGCTATAAGAACCCTGCGTTTATCATCATCTGATAAATTTGCATACACTTCATTGTGAAACGGAGGTGTAGCCTTTTTAAGTGCAGTAGGAAAACAGTGCTTTCCAAATAAAGCCATGTTATTCCGTAGTTTTTTAAGAGCTTGTAATTGCTCATATTTTTCTTCGTAATCCATTAATCTTTCTTTGCAAGGTCCATTAATCCTATAGGAGCTGCACCCCAAACATCTTTAGCTGCTCTCTTTATTCTTTGAGGTGTTTGAAAAATTTGTTCTAACTGTTCGTAATAATGTGGTTTATACAAACCTTTTTTAATTAAAAAGTCATAAAACTTTGGCTGTGTTCTAAATTGCTTTAGTCTGGCTGATATTTCATGAGGTTGTGATATATCTTTCCAAAGACCTATACGATTTTTTGCTCCATCCTCCATAATATCAAGAAGTTTAGCATTAACTTCTCCTTGAGGAACTCCTGATGGACCAACTGCAGTTTCATCTAAGTATTTTTGAGCTTTTTCTTTCCACCCTGAAAGGCTGGTAGTTCTACTTTTAGGTAAATTAATCTTACCTCCAGGTCTAAAAGACCCAAACCCAGGTAGATTCTGAGCTGCATGTCCTAATTCATGAGTCCCAGTACCTCCAAAAAAATCTTTTATAGGCCTATCTCCTCTTATTACTGTTTCTCCTGTTGAACGCTTATAAATACCATAAGGTTCACGCACATAAGCCTTTCCGTCAAGTCTAGGGTTATAGCCTATTCTAATTGGGGTTTTATCTATAAGTGTCTTTGTGTCCTTTATATATTCTGATTTAGAAGCTGGGCTTTTAATATACTTCAAATCATCTTCTAAATTTTTAAGTTTAGCTTTATTAGCAAGGATTTTTTTTTGATTCCTAGCAGAAGCTGGAAAACGCTTAAGTATATAATCTTCTATTCCTATATTATGAATTTCATCATTAATCCTATCTATAGCATTGCTTTGAAACCTACTCCAACCAGCATCAGACAGCATATCTTTTCTTGCTCTACTTCTTGAATATAGTTTATAAGCTCCTCCAAGAGCTTTGTTTATACCATACCCTGCACCAAAGCCAGTTGCAGCTGCTACTGGATTTAAAGCCATGCCCATTAAATTCTTGCCTGACTCTGGATTAACACCTAAAGCCTCATATCTTTCTTTATTAGACTCCATCATAGCATCAATATCTATAAATGGAAATAACTTTTTAGCTGCATCAGCAGGATTGGTTAAATAGTGTATAAATCCTTTTTTATTAGTAGTATCGGACATCTACCTTTCCTTTAGATTTATCTTTTTGACTATGCTTATAGCCTTTTTTTTTCTTTTTCGCCATTATTCTTCCTCTTTAGTAGTAGTTCTAGTTGCGATAAGCTTATCTTCTTCTTCTCTAAGCTCATCTATTAATTTAACATTACTTGTAGCTTCTATTTGCTCTACAGTCTTAACAAGGTGTTTATCCTTCATACCATGCATATCTTGTAGATTATCGACAGCTCTCATTAAATTTGTAATATCGCCTTTATCTTTGGCTTTTTTTATAGTTTCTTCAAGTAACTCCAGAGTATATCCCTCTGTAAGCCCGTGTTCTTGAAGTAACTTCTGTAATTCATCTCTTACCATATCTTTGAATTTCTCCTTCTTCATTCTTCTCTTCCACATGACCTTAGTACTGTCACTAGGATTGTCTAGAACATGATTGATTGTTTTGTCATAATCCATAGTCTGTGCATAGACCATAGCTAAGTTTTTCATCTTTTGACCACCTGACAACACTTCCCAATGAGTTTTGCCAGATATTGTATTATTGGCTTTCCTACCAGAAGCATTAAGCTTAACGGAGCTATAATTAGGATTATAAAAAGTGTAACCATAAGGAAGCCGAATATAAATACTAGTGGGTTTATATATAGACTTGCTGATGACTTTAGCCACATATTTATCATCGGATAAGGCGTAATCTCCCTCCTCAGCTTCTCTCCACTCTTTATATTCGATTTCTTTCTCATCCGCCTCTTCTTTCCTGTATATCTTATAAGCAGTAGGCTTTTTATCACCTTTATGGTGTATATCTATAGTGTACATCAATAAGAACTTTTTTTATTATAGTTACTAAACAAATCATCTACTGGTTGATTTGGCACTGGAATAAGTTCTTCTGCTCTAGATATAGTAGCCTCATCAGGGTCTGTATGATGGAAGTCATAATAACCCTGCCTTCTAGCCATGTGATTTCCCATAGCTATTTCTTTTAATACTGGGTCACTACCTGATTGAGAAAAAATATTACCAAAAAACATATTATCTGCTTGTTCATCTGTCCATTCTTGAGGATTAATAGATATTCCAGCTATCATTTCTTCAGGGTACTTCATATTTCTTAATCTCTGAAGCGCAGTAACAACACTATCATCTGTAAATTGATACACACCTTTAGCTGTAGTTGTCCCAGGCGATGCCATAGGATTATTATCAGATTCTATCATTCTTACTTGATTAGACCATTCTTTCATGTTTTCTAAAGCCATTGGCATATCAGCGTCAGAAATACCTATTTTCTTTAAAAGCCTTTCTAATTGAGTCATTAAAATTTCCAATTAATATTTAACAAAGGACTCTTTTTTTCAAGCGTAAGACCCATATCAAGCTTCTTAGTAGGCGAAAAAGTAATCTTATTCCTTAAAACATCAGTTTTTACACTATCTGGTAGCAATTTATCTAAAGTAGGGTTTATAAACTTGTCTAATAAAGATTTACCAACAAAAGCTCCAGGTAGCAAAGAAGGATTCTCCCTTACATCAGACAAAGTGCTTTTAAGCTTACCTGGGTTTTTAGCCCCTTTATACAATAATTGAGCCCAAACTGGGCTTACATCCTTATTAAAGGACATTTGCAAGGGAGTTGATGTAGTTTCTGTATTATACGCCATAATATACCCATAATTTAACAACAACAAACACATAATAACAAGCTTTTTATTTGTATTAGGTAGTAATCTATAGGTTCTTTTGTCTTTTAAAGAAAAAAAGCGTGTTAAGAGCTTTATTAAGCGTATACTACCTATATACTACCTATGGTATAAAATAATCAAAAAAATAATATATGCAAGAGTTTTTTCGTTTTTCTTCATTTTGACAAGCATTTAGACGATTTCGTTGAAAAAGCACCCATTTTCAAAAAAATATAACAAGAATGCGTGTGTGGGATATACATAACTACCTACCCCTCCGATTTATTCCTTGTGGGGTAAACTTTTCGTTGAATAAATCGTCGGTGTATCTTAAAAAAGCTCCGCTTTTTTAAGACGACTGTTATTTTTGTCTATAATTTAGCATAGTTATAGGCATTTGTTTTGTATATGCTACTCTTAAATTAATTTATGAAAGGGACAAAAATTATGTTTATGTCTTATATTTTAGGTATTTTAAAACCTCTTAAATTATCTTTTAATGATGTTGTTACTCCAATTTATGAAAAAGATGATGATGATAGAGTTGTTAGAAATGACAAAGGGGAAGGAGTTACAAGAGGTTTTTCAATTTCTTGGAAATATTCTCATTTGTTTGATTTAACAAAAATTCAAGATGCTTTATTGCAAGATAGTGTTGGCTATTATGCAGTATATCAGAAAGATATAACTAATCCTATGATTGGCTATAATCAGTTGAAATCTGAAAATAAAGTAGATTTTGAATTTTGTGCTCCTATTTATATTAACAAAGAAATCGTAGCAGATAAGCAAGCTTCTGATGTATTTGGTAAATAGGTTGTAATAGTTAGTATTGATTAGTGTGTCTATCTATTAGGCACACTATATCTTTTTTTATATAAAGTAATACATACAGTGTTTTTGTATGTGTTTAAAAATTTAGGCTTATATCTTCATAATAAAAGCAAACAAAAACAAAAATGGAGCTATATAAATGAAAACCTTTAAAGTATCTAAAGTCATTAGCTATGGTAGTTTAAATACTACGGCTCAAGTGATAGTCCTTAATAAGACTAAGCACTTGCGTTTAGTTAATGGCAAATGGACTTGTCGTAAAGGCAATCTTTATATTCTACCTTAGTAGTAGGATATAAGCCACGGGGTTACCATACACCTTGTCACCCAAGTATGGTAAAATTTATTCTTATGAGAGTTCATACCATAAAGGGGTTGCTTAAATTGCAGAGCTTTACACTCGCAGCTCTCATAAGAATTTTATTTTAAAGATTTTTAATTAAAACAGTAAAGAAAGGTAGGATAATTAAATGCCAAATAGAAAAGCAAAGGAAAATAAAATAGCTCGTAAAAATGCTAATATTTCTATTAAAAAGAGTAAAAGATTAACTAAAAGTTTATTAAAAGGTAAAGATAGTAAACATAAAGTTATCAAAGGTAAATTATATAAAGAAGATGAATCTCAAAGTAATGAGAAGAATTTTAAAGTATTTGTAAAAGTATAAACAATAACAATGAGAAAGTGAGGTTTCAACTGTAGGAATAACTATAACATATTAGGGGGATAAGGCAATAGTCTGATTCCCCCAAAGAATTAAATGAAATAACACATCAATGAATGCACACTTATAATTACAGTCAACCAATGGCTATTGAATCATTGAGATAAGTAGGGCTCTAATAATCCTCACCTAATAATTATAAGTATCTGATGTATTTGTTGGGCAATGCAAAGACACGTGGCTTAAGACATATGAATGTCACATTGTTATATGTGGGTAGAGGTAATGTGTGCCAATACCCAATATTTTAACAGATGAGGTAGAGAGAAACGGTGGGAGCAGATATAGGATAATAACCCCCTATTGAACGAAGGAATATATTGACGAATATATTGTGGTAATCTGTTAATACGGTGAGAGTAATATTAGAGAGGAAGAGGCGGAATCTAGCCACTTGAAACGACTGCGGATATAATAATAGATAGCTACATCCCTATTTAGAAGGACATCCTTTCTAATATTACATTAAATAGCTATAAAGGAGCTTAAATGGAACATATAGGAAAGATTATTAAAAGAGTAATGAATAGGTGGAAACATTGTAAAAAGTGTGATTATCATTACATTAAAGAGTGTATTTGCTTAGATTATGAAACTAATAGATTTATTTTTAAAGGTTGGCTTGAATCAACTTGTAATAAATGTCAAAGTAAACTAGCAAATATGTTAGATAAAGAAAATATAAAAGATAACATAAAATACTGTTTCGATTGTAAACAGAGAAAGGTAGGAAACTAATGAAAAAAGAATATCATTATAAATTTGGTAATTTAATATCTATTGTAATAGCTAAAAGTAGAATGGAAGCTATTGAAAAAATAAAGGAAAATATAGGTAGAAGATTTGTTGTTAAAATAATCAATGTTAAACCTATATAAAGTTTAATTAACAAAATTAGAGAGTCAGCAGACTAAATTCCTCCAAAGGTAATTCTGTATATAAGTGTTGTGTGAAGGTGTTGTATGGTTCTAGACCATTATACAGAGTAAACTTTGGGTAAATAAGTCCCGGCCAGGCACAGGAATAGGCGCGGCTCTCTAATAAACCAAGAAAGGTAAGGTATAAAAATGGAATATTTTATAAAACTAATTGAAGAAGTAATAAAAAGATTTAAAAGAGCTTGTGGTATTTTCATCTTAGAATGGAAAGATTCAAGTGAAATTAAAAAACAAATTGAAAAGATAATTAAAGAATTGGAATATTTAATCTTTTTAATAAAACAAGGAGGTATAAAATGATAGTAGAAATGTTTTATGGTGTATTAATGATTATGGTAGAGTTTAGTGGCGATGATGTTCATCATTATAATATTAAAGTGAATGAATTAGCGTCTTTAAATTTTAGTCAAAGCAAAATATCGTTTGTTTATAAGGAAAGCGGTAAAGAAGAGGTAATAGATATATTTTCTGACCAAGATTATTTAGCATTTGCTAAGTGGTGGAAAGATAATAAATATAAAGTTGTTGAAGCTATGGGTGAACCAGATACAAAATACATTCATAACAGAAACACAGATGTTAAATTTTAACAATTAGGTTGTGGTAAACCTCTAACCACATTAAATGGATGAATACCAGGGATTCCAGCCTTAATTAATAGATGAGGTTCAAGAGATATACTTGAGACGGGTGGTGGCTGAGCATAGGTAACCAGGAGAATGTCCTGCGTGTAGTCTATTAATAATATTCTTAAAGAGATAGTGTCTAGGTACAGACAGATGTCCTAGATTTGATAGCGAATAGCTTGAGACAACTTTAAAAGCAGTTGACTATCTCTTTAATAAAAATTAAGTGAGTGTTGTGTAACCGTGAGGCCACAGAGGGTTTTTATGTATTGCTAAGTAGAAAGGGTTTTTTGAGTGTTTGTTCATATTTCACTCTATGTTTTCCCTTGACTCAACTACTTATACCTTTCACCCTTGTTAGCACTCACTTATAATTTGGAAAGGAGTAACAAATGGAGAGTTATAATGATTATCTACTAAGCGTGGTAGATGTCTTAATTGAAAATAATATTAAATTAAGGAGTAAAAATGCAAAGAAGAACAAACCAAGCAATATTCGCAATATTAGCAATGTTGACAATATGGGTAGTAATTCACACATCAAGAATAAATAATATAGATTCTGATGTAACAGTATTAAATAGGACATCAAACTCTATGATGAATAGATTAATAGAGCTTGAAAGTAATCAATCAGATGAAATGTCTTATTATGATATATATGAAGAGCAAAACAGATATTTAAAAAGTTTTGAGAGTGACCTAACATTTAAGGAAACTTTCAAAAAAATGAGAGCACAGTATGGTGCAGGACATATCTTTGATTGGAATGAAAGATTGTTCACAACATATTATGCTGAAGAGTTAATGTTAACCAAAATAGCTAAAGAAGGGAGTAATAGATGAATATTAATCTATTAGTAAATGGCGAATTCGTTTCAAGAGATATAACATCTACAACAGTAGGTGCATTGAGAAATGAATTAGAAATACCAGCTGATGCAAATGTAATGGTTGGTGGAACTATCAGACAAAATGATTTTGAATTGTCTGACGGTGATATTGTTGCTTATGCAAGTAATAATAAAGTAGGTGGATAAGGGTAATAATTACCCTTAATTAACTTTAAATGAGAGATGTAAGTCCCGAGAAGACACTCGTAGATAAGCCTGTAAAGGTTATGGAAATGTTCAGTCCATATTAAATATCCTGAAAACGTAGGCATTCTCTCATTTAATTAAACAGAGATAAAGAAAGGAGTAACCATGATATTTTATAATGGTCAAGAAGAAATAGATGTAAATGAAATTGATAAATTAAAAGATTTATCGCAAGAAGAAACAAACAATTTAGCATGTGGACCTCAAGATGCATTTTTCAATAAATTAGATATTGTTAATAGTGCATTGACAAATCTTGAAATAAAGAATTTAGATGTTAATGATAAATGGAATTGGAAACCAGGAGCTTATAAGATAGTAAGAAAATATCTTTTAAATAGACTTCAAATAGATAAGAAATGTCAAAGTTTAACAAAGCTAATTGATAGAACGAGAGAAAATATTAATTATACTAATTATCTTTTTAGACAAATAAGAGAAATGGAAATGGAAAAAGGTGCTCTTAAAAGATTAGGAGTATTAAAGAATGTTGATATTGAGGAGTTTAAAGAAAAGTGTATTGAATTTGTTAAAAGAGTAGAAGAACAATGCTTGAAAGCTTCTGAAATGACTAAAGGAAATGTTATTATTAATACTTTTGTAAGTGATTTAGAAACAAGAGTTCCAAAAATATATTATAATATTATGTTAAATAATTTAACATTATCTATATATGATGGAGACAAGATGATTCAAGAAATACCTTTAGGTCAAATTCATATCATAATCTCACAGAATCTTAGAACTAAGTTAGGAGTTAAGAATAAGGATATGTCTTTACTTGGTGTATATCAAGATTCTCAATTTGATGAAGCTAAATATCCTTATATTTCATCTGGTTATAATAATACTGATTATTCAAATGTATGTTTAGATAAACATTATGATGATGTTAAAAATGCTATTTATAAAAATGATTTAGTATCTTTATCATTTATATTAATGCAATGGGCTCAATATTATCATATAAGATATTCTAATCCATATAATCAACCAAGTATGCTTAAGTTTGGTATGCCAGGAAATTATAGTGATGAATATTCAGCAACTCAATCAAGTTCAATGGTTAATTCAAAAAGTGATGATGTTCTTAGAAGTAGATTAAAAGGATTGGATTTAAACTATATGGAATCTAATGAATATTATGTTGACTGTTTAGACTTTATTGAATGTAAATATAGAGGCCTTAATAATCATTATTTGAGAAGAAAATCAAATATAGAGTTACAAGGAACTGATTATTACTATAAAATGGAGTCTTTAATATTTCTATTGTTAGATGAAATTATGAAAGATGCTCATAAACCTAATTCAATATGGAATATAAGTGATGATTGTTCTTGTATTGCTGGAGCTAGTATAAGTATAGGAAGGAATAGTTATTCAGAAAATGAACAACAAATAACAGATATTGAAGAAACAGAAGGTGCTGTTATTTGGACTTTATTTAATTACTTTATAAATAAACCTTTCTATAATGGTTTCAAAACTATAGATAGAGATAAACATATATTAGATGATATGAATCCATATGATTGTAAATATGTTTTTGAATATCTTGAAAAGAATAATCTTCTAGAAGATAAGAAAGTAGAAGAATCTATAAAAGTAACACATGAATATGATGATATTAAGATGAAGAAACTAATGAAACAGTGGGCGTATAGCTCAGAAAGGAGTGCGTAATGAATATAGAGGATATATTCTACATATCAGAGAAGAATTGGTATACTCTTCAAGCATGGGCTACAATAGCTTATGAAGAAGATAAAAATGAAATCTCTGGTTTAATGACAGCAATACCACAAAAAGATGGTAGAATTGAAGTGGGAAATGTTGAAATACTTAAGCAAGAAAATACTGGTACTAATACTGAGCTTGATGGAGAGGCTGTTAGTGAATATATGATGAAATATGCTATGAAATATAAAGACAAAAATATGAAGTTTGTCTGGTGGCATTCACATCATACTATGGGAGCATTTTGGAGTGGAACTGATGAGAGAGAAATAGATGCATGGAAGAATGAGAGTTATTCTTTGGCATTAGTTATCAATCTAAAAGAAGAGTATCTATTTAGAGTAAGCTTTTGGAAACATAATGGCTTGCCTATGGAAAAACATATAGATACTACTCTTAACATAGAAAGAGAAAAGCCTCTTATTAATATCACA